TTGGCGAACCCCTCGACAACCCGCTGGGAGTCAATCAAACAAACTTAATGAAGGGGTACTATCGCCAGGAACAAAAGCTTGGCAGTAGATTCAAAAGTCAGTTCACGCCAGATAGCATCAAACGTGCGACTTTAAGGAGAAAAAAATATGGCAAATGAGTTTCAGCGCAGTCCGATTAAAGCGAAGAACAAAGCCGTCCGCATTGACGGCTCGAACTTCGCCAACGTCATTGAGTTTACTGCAAGTTCCAGCGGTGGCACTGTTAACACAGTTGCAACAGCCCCTGCGTCCTTGAACGTAACTCTCAACGGAACGTCCTACAGAATCGCACTACACAGCTAATTGTATGCGACTCTTATCTCGCCTTACGCTTGGTAATGGTGGGACAATTATTGCATCGTCAGCTTCCACTAATACTGGAAGCTACGATGCGGTAACTGCTCTTACGCTTTCCACAGCTACCCTTGTTATCAGTGGTGCTACAACCGCCGCAACCTACTCTGCTGGTGTGACCGTTTACGGTGACATTGACGAAGTTCGGTTAACTGGCGGTGCGATGGCAATCTATAATCGCAAAGATTAAGGAGTCCTAATATGGGCCGCCAATGGAACACGATTATTGAGAGTTTAGGACCGCTTTCTGGCGGTACTGGCTTATCGATTAACGCTAACCTAACCGAACTTGAGGCATTGGTAACAACCCTCCAAGCTGACGTTGCCGATGGCGTGCGTATACCCAACGCAACAACTGGCGGAACTGGTCCTACTGACTTCACCTCCACCAGCTACGGCACGATTGCAACGGCAAGCACTGGCAGACTTGGATGCACGATCTTTAATTCTGGCCCAGGCAACCTCCACGTCATGCTAGGCACAGCTACAGCCAGTACATCAGCTTTCAGCGTTAGACTAAGTGCCGGAGACTACTATGAAGTCCCATTCAACTACACTGGACTGATTGGCGGTATCTTTGCTACGGCTGGAACTGCTGAAGTTACCACGCTCAGTTAGGAGTAGGCGATGCCTCTCGTTAAGAATCCAAGCAACATCGACAGCGTTTTGTTTTCCACAGGAAGGTTGCGAACTGGCCGCGTCGGCCACGCTGGGGTCTACACAAAAACAACTGGAGCAGGGGGACAAGCCGCGGTTGCAAATACCGCTGGATTGTTTATGACAATTAACGCGGGGACTGCTGCGTCTGGAACTAGCAAGGTGGGATATTTTGATCCGACAGTTGCTCAAATGACAGCGGGGCTTGGACTTATTGATTACAGCAAGAGAATCAGATTTTCTATTGGTGGAATGATGAATATCGCATCAACAAATTCAGTTATTAGAATTGTATTTGGAGGAACTGGAAGTTCTGTCGATGCACCTCTTGCTGGCGTTGACGGACTTACTGCAAAAGGATTCGGTGCTGAATTTGCCCTGCAATCTGGCGTGATACAAGCAAGGCTAATAGGATTTAATGCCTCATATTTAACCCCGACTTCCTACACCACGTTAACAAACGGATTTGGACTTGCCGCATCTGACACTCGCTTTTTCGGCGTTGTAATTGAATCAGACGGGGCAGGGAACATCTATCTCTATGGTGCAGATTCACAAACCAATCCAGCGATAAATATAGGGCAAACCCCATTACTAACGCTAACTGGTGGGCCAACTAACTCTACAAGCTCCAATCGTAACGGTCCAGAGATTCATTGTTCAAATTCATCTTCTTCGCCAACGGCAAGCCCATCTGCAATCTTTCAAAGCACATTCTGGCTTTTGGACGTACAATAATGCCTCTCCTCCTCCTCACCCTCTTGCTCTGCTCCTGCTCGCCCAAGCCAGCGGATAACAATATACTGCCTCGCTATTCCGATATGGGAGCAGCCACGGACGCTGGTAATGTCAAATGAAGCGCATCGCCATGTGGCTGACCAATTTGAGTTTGCGTTTCTTAATGACGGCGCAGGAATACGCCTGTTTCAAGGAGGCGTTAAAGTTTGCCGTAGAGAACAACAACATTGCCAAGGAAACGAAGTACATTGGCAAGGTAAAGCATCTCCTATCTGTCAACAGAAGCATCAAGCGGATTGTCGAGGAAGGTCGAGATCGGGACGAGGTTGTGGATGCCGTTGTCCATCTGGCTGTAGCGTTAAAGTACCTGGAGGGTAAAGGTCGTGAGTCTTGATGAGGTTTCGGATCTTAAAGACAGGGTTGCCAGCGTATCAGAGCGACTTGCCAGGATGGAAGAACGCCAGATGACGCTTATCTCTATGATCGAAAGGTCACTTGCTTTCCACGGGGATGTTGCTAATAGATTAGGAGCGTTGGAACACTTACGGACGAAGGTTCTGGCTGTAGCTGGGCTAATAGGGCTTGCTTGCTCAATGGCCTGGGATGTCCTAAAAAACCGCCTTTCTAACTAGGAGACTAAATGCCCACACTTGGAACACAGACCATTAGTAGTAGCTTTGCACAGCTTCTCAAGACCTTTACCACTGGTGGGCTTAGTGGCTCTTTGCAGGTTGTTACCGATGGAGATGACACCTCTTCCGCACTATCCCTCTCCACCACTGGCGTAAGCAGCACTGGATCATTTGCTGTTGATGGAGCATCAATCCTTACTGGTGCTGTTACCTTTGGGACAAGCCTCACAGCGTCTACTGGAACGGCTACGATTGGCACGCTGTTCGCATCTGGCCCAGCGACCTTTGGAACTAGCTTTACTGCCTCTACTGGTACGGCCACGATTGGCACGGCCACAATCAGCACGGCAACAATTAGCAGTGCAACAATTCCAAGAATCAATGGAGCTACTACTTTTGCAACTGGTTTCACATCTTCGACTGGCACGAATACGATTGGGACTATTGCTTCGACCACGATCAGCAATACTGGCTTAGGAACTACTGGAACGCTCCAGGTTGGGGCGAGTGGTCCTAAACTAACTGCGGTCAGCTTTGGCACAGCAGCGTTTACTGGCTCTACATTCCAAGACCTAGACTCGGCTACAGCGGGATCAAATGTTACAACAGGAACATTTGCGGTAACAGGCGCAGCCTTGGGAGACATCGTCTTTGGTGGGCTTACATCAATTGGCTCAAGCACAGGAACAAACGCTACCTTGGCTCAAAGGCTCATTCCTTCGTTTAGGGTTGAATCGGCAGATACGATTCGATATGTAATACTTAATACAGATATAGTTTCCCACGGCACAACTCCAGCAGGCACGCTATACGCAACCGCACTGAGGTTTACAGCTTAATATGGCAAACATAATCAATCGTCAGCAGACTTTCTCCACCAACGGTACGGTTACTGCGGCTGGCCTGCATAACCTTATTGATACCGCGCTTGTCAATTCTGCGATCATCAAGAACCAGCAGGAGATCACAACGATTGGAACGGCTGATCTTTTGCTTATCGCTCCAGACAGCGTTGACTCTTCCCTAGCCCCACGCAAAGCAACAGTTCAAAATTTATTTGATGACGCGCTTGCTTCTGGAACTTTTACAACTCTTAATCTTACTGGCGCGTTGACCTACGGAACGGCTACTGGCGATAGGACAGTTAGCACTAGCGCAACGATTACTACTGGAACAATTCCTAACCTTACCGCTGGAACAACGACATCGACTGCGGCTACGATTACGAATGGAACAATCACAACTGGTTTAATTCCAACTTTGACTGCTGGGACTACAACTGGCACAGCATGCATTTTTACGTCTGGAACAGTTGCCACGCTCAACAGTACAACTGCTACAATTACAAATCTTTCTACTACCCTTGCTGGTGACTTTACGATTAGCCAGGGTACGGCCACTCTTGCCACAAGCGGAGCAACGGCTGGAACTTATGGAAGTGTAACAGCAATCCCATTTTTAACTGTTGATGCAAAAGGAAGAATCACATCAGCCACAACTGGAACTTTCTCATCAACTCCTGCGGATGGGTCAATTACTCCAGCCAAACTATCCCAACCATTTACAAGCGGAACTTCCGTAAACTCTACTAGCGGAACGGCGATTGACTTTACTAGTATTCCTAGTTGGGTGAAGAGAATTACTGTTATGTTTAATGGAGTAAGCACAAATGGAACATCACCCGTAGCAGTTCAGCTTGGAAAAAGCGGCGGAGTTGAAACAACTGATTATTCTGGCTTTGGAATGTTTGCCTCTGCCAGCGCAACCGCAGCAAACATAATAGGATCAACGGCAAATACAATTGGGTTTAATACGTCAGCAAGATCGTATATAGACGATTCAGCCGTTGGAATTGCAACAATATCAAATATTAGCGGAAATACTTGGGTCTTTTCATCAAATACTGCAAGTCAAGCCTCTATTACAAGTTTTGGTAATGGCGCAAAAACATTGGCTGGAACATTAGATCGAGTTCGCATCACTACTGTCAGCGGCACAAACACATTTGACGCAGGCTCTATCAACATCATGTACGAAGGATAATTTATGATAGCAAGAATTGAATCAAACTGTACAACTGGCGAAGTAAAATACTTTGACGAAAACGAAGTTGAGATTGATCCTAGTTCAATTTCCTCCGAACCCATTGCTGTCATTGAGCCACTTCCTGTCATTGAACCTATTCCTGTTGACGCACCTACAGAGGGATAAATGACCCTAACTGAAATCGCTCAGTACGCAGGAGAGAAGGTTGGAAAGACCGACTCGGATACGCTTACCTTCTTGCAGAAAGCCGCAAGCCTAGCCTATCGGCGCGTATGGGATTTTGCGCCTTGGCGTGAGACTGTGACCAACTCGACCTATTCGGTTGGTACAAATCGTTTAATCACGCTTGGTAGCAATGTAGAGACACCTCTTTCCGTGGCCTACAACGACGCAGAGGTTGACCCGATTGACCTAGCCACGATCATCAGTCAAGACCCAGGCTTGCTTGACGATGCGCGTACTGGCGATCCAGATACCTATCATTTTACTGGCCGTAACAGCAGTGGCGTTGCGGAGCTAAACCTTTACCCAAGGCTTGCCACATCTGGCACAATCCCATTGCGCGTTGTGGAGAAGCTGAAATGTCTTACCCGCACCAATGTTATTGTTGACTTTCCTCCGTCACAAGCTGCGCTGGATGACGAACTCCGCCTACCTCACGTCCATCATTTGGTTTTAGCCTTGACTCATTCTGATGCACTTGAGCGTGAACGGCAGTATGCCAAGGCGCAAGCCATCACGCAGACTGCTAATTCTGACCTTGCGGCCATGGCTAACTACGAGTTGAGCCAAGTTGGTGGAGTGAAGCAGATCACACCGCAAAGTTTAGGCGAGCTAACCATAGAAGAAATGTTCTCGGCGTAAAGGAGGCTTATGCCTTATTACAGCGACAATTTGGACGATGTTCTGTCCTTTGACGGAATACGCAATTTTACTGGCGGTCAAGCCAGCGGTCTACAATCCGACCTACTAGCCGAGAATCAAGTACAAGAGTTGTACAATATGACCCTTTCGCCAAAGGGTAATCTTGAAACTCGCGTTGGCGCAACAAGCTTTGCAACTGGCGCAACCAGCGCGGTAACATCCGTTGGCGGGATGCGCTACTACGAGACATCCGCATACCAGCAATTATTGACTGTTACTGGCGGCACATTTTACAGCATTGAATCAAGTGGAAGTGCAACTCCTCATACTCCGTACTTAACATGGGGTGCTACAAACATAACCTGGACAGCAGCCACCAGCCAATGGCGAGACGGCTACAGCGTAGCCGAAGACATTGAGGTGTCCTTTGCACAGTTTGTTGACAAGATGTTTATATCTGATTCCGATAGTGACCTACACTTTTGGGATGGAACTGCGGTTGAGAGGCAGGGTGGCAAGGTTAGGGCGATAACTGTAACAACGGCTGGAACTGGATACACCAGCGCGACTGCAATTATTACTGGTCCTACACTTGGCGGGACAATGCCAGAGTTAATTACGACTGTAGCTGGTGGGGCTGTTACTGGCGTAACGGTTGTTAATGGCGGGTCTGGCTATATTACTGCCCCAATTGTTACAATCATTGGGAATGGCTCTGGTGCTACGGCTACGGCAACAGTTAGCGCGCCTCCAGCGGGCATTAGGATTTTGGTCAACGCTGAAAACAGATTATTCGGCGTTGGCTCTGGTGCAAACAGAAACACGCTTTATGCCTCTGACATTCTTGATCCTTCCGTATGGGCATCAACCAACAGCATTGTTGTTAACGGTGATGACGGCGATCAGATTACGGCAGTTGTGCCTTACTACAAGAATAGGCTGATCGTATTCAAGAAGCGCAGAGTGTTCCAGGTTGATATTCCTAGCGATGCCACCTCTGGCGCGGACTGGATTGTTTCAATCATTTCAAACAATACTGGATGCGTGGCAACTGGAACGGCTGTGCAAGTAAGCAGCGACATTCTATTCCTATCCGATAACGGCATCAGATCGCTTGTTCGGTCTGTGGCGGATGACTTTAGCTCAGTTGGCATACCAGTTTCAGAGATAGTCAAGGATGTAATCCAAAGCATCAATACGGATTCTATTAGGGTGGCTACTGCGATCTACTATGACAATCGCTACTTCCTTGCCATACCTACTGGATCAAACGACTACAACGACACGCTCTTGGTTTACAATACGGCGTTAGGCGCATTCGAGGGAACTTGGAGTCCGCAGGTTATGCAGTTCACGCTTACGAACTTCAATCAAGAAGGTTCTAGGGCGATGTTTAAGAAGACCAATGGCATCATCGAGAAGTATGCTGGCTACAAGTCTCCAGCGGGAACTACATCAGCCGACTATCAAGACGCTGGCACTGACTACGAATCTTATGTACGCACAAAGGACTTTAATTTTGGCGATCCTTTCTCGCTAAAGTACGGGAGCTATTTCGAGGTCATCTTTGACAACTCCTTCTCATCCGATGCCAATGTAGCAATCCAGCGCGACATTGACGTTGGCGATATTGATGTTCAATCCAACATTGACATCTCAAGTTCAGTATTGACCCTCCCATTCACGCTTCCAGCCGTCCTGCCTACATCAGTTAAGAAGAAGCTGGCAGCAGATTTACGCAAGTATGAGAAGTGGCGGTTGCTCAACATAAAGATTTCCACACCAGCAAACAAGATGGCTATCCGCCAGATCACGGCTGCTGCCAATCCAGACACAGTCCAGATCCAGCAAACAATATGACGGCTGTAGAGTATATTGAGCAAAGCGGTGTGCCAGAGGCTATGTGGCCTAACCTGGCTGAATGGTTTTGCTGGTTTGAGAAGCAGGGTATGGTTGGCGTAGTCGAGGATAAGGATGGTATTGCAGGCGTGGCTTTGGCTAGGTGCATAAAGGATGGGCAAAAGGCTGACCATTATGTGCATAGCGAAGATGGCGAGAATGTGTTTGTTGATTTGACTATCTCCTCAAAAGGTGCTAAATCCTTGAGATGCTTGCTGTTGCTCCTTTGGGAGCGTTTTGGTCCTCGCAAGCGGATCACCTTTAATCGTTCTGGTAAACCAAGGAGTTACGACTATATGACATTTATGCGAAAGGCTAGAGTTTAACATGGGTGGAGGACCTTCAATTCCTGCACCTCCGCCTCCGCCCGACCCAGCAAAGGTCGCGCAGGCCAATGCAGAGGCTTATCGAAAGAACATTGATACCTACATTGAGAAAGCCCCAGCGATGGCAGAGCTTGAGAATAAGCTTCGTCTGCAATATATGCCAGCCCAGCGTGGCCTAGAACGCCAGTTATCAGCACTTGACCAGCAGGCAGGCGTGCAGGCTGGGATGCAGCTAGAACGTCAATACGGACCACAGCGCACCTTGGAGTCGCTCCGTAGGCAGTATGAGACTAGCCCACAAGCTTATGCCTTGAATCGCGGATTAGGCGATCAGATGACACGCCAGTTCGAGCGTCTATATGGCACATCGCCTTACGGCTCAGTTGAGCAGAACGTAGCGTTTAACCGCCAGCCAGGACCAGTTGATTTTTATGGCACGATTGGTACTAACATTGGCAATCCAGAGTTAAAGGCGTAATATGGCAGCAGCATATCGTTTTTATCCTGGGCGAGTTCAAGATGATCGTTATCCGACAAGATACAAGGTTAATGATGATGGGACAATTTCCACTTTGCAGTCTCCTCCAATAGGTGACAGAAATCAAAAGAGAGTAAACATAGATAACTACAACAAACAATCTGGTGGTTTTCCTTTTACAAATATAGCCGATGCCCAGAATGAGGTTGCAAAAAAACAACAGGCCAACATAAAAACTCTCCAAGATACATACGAAAAACGTCTTTCCGATGTTACAAGTCAAGAAAATACTCGCAACTCTCTTGCTGCTCAGATTCAAGCATTGACTGCTGGTGGAGGTGGAATGCAAAATCCTAACGCTGGTCCAGAATTTAACCAGGCCCTATCCCAACTCTCTGCTGGACGCAACTACGGATCATCCGACCTTGGCACGATGTTAAACTTCCAAGTATCCGATCAGCAGATCGTTGACGATTACAACAACACAAAGCTATCCCGCCTAAACAGCGTGATTGATCGAGGCAACGCTCAGATTGCTGGCATCAATGAACGGCTTGCTACGGCCAACAAACTTCTTGCCGATCTTCCTGCTGGTGATGCAAGGCGATCTTCATCAGAA